CACGTACTTGGCATACTTGCTCCATAGCGGGTAGACATCACTGTCACACCAACTACGGGCACCATTTCCACACGCCCACTTACGTAGGCGATTAAGGAGCCGTATTAGCGACGGAACGTCGTCAATCGGCCCCTTTATGAAAATGGGGGTAACATCGGCAGGGTCAGTGTGGTAGGCAGAAGTGGGTTCTTTCCAGTCTAGTGCGAAGTGTTTTCCGCACGATTCTTTGAAGTACCCACCTACAAACGATTTATCGTGGTTCACTTTAAAACCACAATAATTCATCAACTTTACGAAGCAATGGTAAGCTCCGTCAGGTATGATGATATCGTCGCCGTAAACACTGACTAACCACTCGGTCTCCTTCCGAAGCTGTTCGAACCCACGCTGGGTAGTGATATCCAGGTGAGAGAAGAACAGCCTTCGAACAACGGATTGAGCTAGAGCCCAGAATACTAAGGACTCAAGCTCAAACGTGAACCCATTTCCCATGGTGGAGAACATCTCCATCTTGTGAAATACGTCTTTACCTTCTCTCGATGTCTCGAGGTAAGGTGATCCATAGTCGTCGCAAAACAAGTTTGCGGCGAGTGGGATTCGGACGGCGGGGACACGTAGGCGATCGAGGTAGACAAACCACTCGGTCGGCAGCATCCTGCAAACCAACTGAGTTGTCACACTATCACTTGCGGATGACAGATCCACGGTTGCTAGGCCGTGGGCTATTGCAATACTGGCAAAATACTGATTGATCGTTTGATCATTCAGGTTTATATTTGCCTTGTGCAATAGTCGCGATCGGATGTAATCACCGACCGCGCGCTGTCCCCACATATTAAGATCGGGTTCCTTACAGGCAACCCTATCGATAGTGTTATTCTTGGGAACGGTGAACATGACGCTATTGCTGACAACACGTGGTACGAATACCTCCGGGTTGACATCAGCCCACAGCTCGATGGGCATCAAGTGCGGGTACACTTCGTACCACGCACTCTCTGTTACGTCAAGAGTACTCGAGTACTTGCGATAGAACACTCCCGGTGCACGTCTTAACGACGTGGAAGCACCCCCACTGAACTTACCCCTAAGGGTATGTTTTCGTGGTCGCGAACCGATTACATGCTTAACCAGTCTGGCGGCGTCGGCAATGAGTTCATCAAAGCTGACATCGCTATTCTGGAGATGGTTGCCACCCATAAGCGCGGGTGACCACCACTGAGCACGTACTCGATTCCTCAGGTTAATGGCAATACGATCGCCACTGATCTGAGTGTACAAGCGGTGGTTTGTGCTAGCGTTTCGTGACTCAACAGCTATCCATTTGCGGATAGCTGCTGCTCGACGCTCGGACGAACTTTTTGGATCCGGATCAGCGTACTTGCTAAGTAGACACTTAGCTTGATACTGATGCCGGAAACTGAAATTCGCCCGTGACGTGAAGAACTCTTCAAAGTCCTTCACAATACTTGCGCGACACTCGAACGGTAATGGATACTTAAGAGCTTTCTTAGGTGCCATTGGGACACATCCTTATGGTATGTGAGTACGGGCCCTCATGATTGGGGGTTTACCGTCTTGATCGTTAAAAGGTTAGTCGGTTAGAATACCGATTCGCCTTTTACGATCGCGTCGTTGATAAGAGTTTTCGACTCAGCGAGAGCCGAAT